AAAATCTTTAGATCGCATCCAATGAATGATGCTTGCTTTTTTTCTGTGATCCCCAAGGTACAAGTCAGAAATCGCTTGGCAGACTACATGTCTCCAAAGGTGTGACTCTGATGTGCGTTCTTGGTCTTTCCCTGTCCAAGCTCCAGTATATATGCTTTTGCTTAACTTGCCTGTCATTCTCGTAAATCTTGCCTTGCATACAATCTAAAATTAAACTCTCATCTAAATCAGGTCTTTTTGTTTTGTAAAAGATAATCATCTCTACCATAACATCCTGATTGTAAAGAGTTTCTAATGATGGACATTGAATGTCAAAATCTTTTACATATTGCAGTGCTTTTTTTGATTTAATAAATAACATTCTGCCTTTCACATGCACCAGTTTTCTAGCGTTACTCTTACTTGCAGGCTCTCCTTCTATAACAAATTGTGTTTTTTGGTTGACTAGTGTTGACATTCATAGCACCCCATAGTATATGTTGTAATAGGAGATAATTTTGAGAATAACAAACAAGACAAACTTGCCACAGTCTTTCTTGGACTTTGCAAGATCAGATAAATATAGTAGAGGTAACGCAGACATATCTGTGACCTCTTTGATTGATAGTCCAAAAGTAAGAATAATGAAAGAACACTATGACGATCAAATGGAGATCGATGCAGTTGATATGGTGTGGTCATTGTTTGGAACTGCTGTACATTCAATTCTAGAAACCTCTCACGAAAATGCCCCTATAGATCAAACTATTATAACGGAAGAGAGATTATTTACAAATGTAAATGGTTGGCGATTATCAGGTGCAATTGATAGACAAGAAATTAACAATGGTTTAGTTTCAATATTTGACTACAAGGTTACATCAATGTGGTCTTTGGTATTTGATAAGATTGAATGGCATAGACAACTTAACTGCTATGCTTACCTAGTAGAAAAAGTTAAGGGAGTGAAAGTCAAAGATATTAATATCGTTGTGATTGCTAGAGATTGGAATAGAAGAAAAGCAGAACAAGATCCATCACTACCACAATCCCCAATACAAGTTAAACACATACCTCTATGGTCTTTTGAAGAGAGAGAAAAGTATGTGAAAGAAAGAATAGAACAACATCAAGAAGCACAGATATCTTTTGATTTAGGCAATGACTTTGGTCTTTGCAGTGACGAAGAGAGATGGAAAAAGAATGACACATATGCAGTTATGAAGAGTGGTCAGAAGAGAGCATTGAGAGTTTTAAATAGTGAGAAAGAAGCCAAAGAATATATTGATTGGCACAACGAAACTGACGAAGCATATGCAAAGAAATCTAAACTAAATATAGAAATTCGTAGTGGAGAATACACACGATGTAAGGGCAACTATTGTTCAGTTGCTGAATTTTGTAACCAATATAAAGGAGATGGCAATGCCAAAAAAGAAGACACAAAAGTTAATGGAAACTCTTGAAAAAGAGAAGAAGCTGAGAAGAGCTAGAACTAAGAAAGGTCGTTTCATAGCAGATGATCCAAGCACACCTCAGAATGAAGCATATGTTCCAAAAGAGCCTAAGACATATGAAGATCACATAAGAGAAGCTACTGCGAAAGCTAGCAAGAAAAAAGATAATCCTATAGTTGCTTTTTTTAAAGCTATTAAATCAATATTCTTTGGTGGCAAGTAATGTACGAAGATGATTTATGTTACATACCAACAAGAGGTATGTGCAAGATTAATAAAGTTCTAGATAAAGAGTTCTTTGAAGACGATCCTGAGAATATTATCAAACAAGAAATTATAACCTACAAAAGAGATGGTAATAAAATTAAGAAGATGATATTCGAGAGAACTTATATCGATAACAAGCACACTGATTGTCATAGCACAGAGATATTCTGCACTGGAGTTGATAATGGCACAACTTAATGAGAAATTAAAAAAGCTATTGTCAGAGGTTGGCGAGAAAGTTGACATGAGCGATGACAAGAATAGTGCAGTGTGGAGTTTACCTCAGAATAAAAATGTTCTGATTATAAAACACAAAGCATTAGAAAAGATATCTGCTCATCTTGGGATGTGGTTTGATCCACCTACTATTCTTGAAAGTGATACAGATAAGAAAATAGTTTCTCTAGTTGTAAAAGGATACATCGATGATGGCAAAGGCAAAAATACTGCTTGGTCTATTGGCGAGGTAAGTCCTGACAACTATAAGACTTATGCTAAACAAAGCACTTATCCATATGCAATGGCAGAGAAGAGAGCAGTAGACAGAGTTATCTTAAAATTATTAGGTGTGCATGGAGACATGTACAGTGAGGAAGAAGCTGAAGATTTTAAGACTAACAATGCCAAAGTTGTCAGTGTAGAAAAGTTAGATGCATCAGCATTGGAATTTGTTACAGAAGCAATTAAGGTGTTTCTGCCCTCAAAGAAAACCATAAAAGATGTAGGAGATTTTTACACCTCTAATAAGAAATTACTAGAGCCTATTAAAGATAATCAACCTGATGACTTTGAGCCTATCAAAAAAATGTTTGCTGATAGGATTAAAGAAATAAAAGAAACTCAAAATAAAGGAGAGAACAATGAGTGATAATTTAAGACAGTACCCACCAAGTGGAGCATTGTTTCCAAAAACTGGCGGCAAGATTGACTATAGTGGTCAGATAGATATAAGCGAAGAGGTTTTTGAAGACCTTGTTGCTCAGTACAAAAATAATAAAAAAGCTATGGAAGAAAATAACTTGTCTTTGGAACAAGTGCCATATCTCAAAGCCAGTCTTGTAGGATGGAGAAAGATGGGCAAGAAAGGTGCATTTTTATCCATAGTTACCAATAAGTATGTAGAGTATAATCCTAGATCCAAATCAGAAGAAAAAAAGGTCGAAGAAAAGACAGATGTAAAACCTGATGAAATACCTGATGATCTTAGCGACATAATGTAGAGGTTAAAATGACTGAAGAAACACAAAAGGACTTTTTATCTTTTGCTGAACTGCAAGAGTACTTGCAATGTAGTCAACAACACATTTACAATTTAATTGCTAGAGACCCTAAATTTCCTAAGAGTTATAATATATCTCCTAGGAAAAGTAATAGGCAAGAAAGAAGATGGCTAAGAAAAGATATCAAAGATTGGATATTATCTAGAGAGATTAAAGAAGAAAGCGATAATTGATATGTTAGAAAAGTTAGTTAAGAAACTTTGGCAAGGCAAGTATGTTTCTGTTAGAGACTACGAAATCAAAAAGGCTATGGCACAAGGTGGCATGGTTATTCGTCACAATGGTCAGTACATGAAGCTGACCACTGACGAACTTTCTCAATTGAAACCTAATCCAAAAGAGATACAATCTTTTTATAAAGGCACATATAAACTAGTTGATATAGAGTTTGAGCCATACATAAAAGATAAAAACCAATTGGATTTTGAAGACTTGTTGAAAGGAATATAATGTTTAAAGCTATGGCGTTAATATGCAGTGCTTGGATAGCAAACGGAGAAGCTAAACAAGCCTGCTTCACTCACATGTTTGATTGGGAGTTTGAAACGAAAAAGGAATGCCAAATGAGGTTGATCTATTATCGTGCAAAAGAAGTTCCACCATATCACAATATAGTCTTAGGCGAATGTGTAAAGGTAAACAAGTTATGAGAAGAGCAAACGAGAGTTGGAAAAGCTACCACTCTAGACTTTGTAAGATTGTAGATGAGAGACAAGCTGAGATGGATGCCTTTATAATTAACTTTAATTACAAAGTTAAGAAGATTAGGAAAGCACACAATATCTTGAATGCTAAAAACAAGGCAAAGAAAAGACAACAAATACAAGAATACAAAAAGATGATGGGATGTAGTAAATGTGGATACAATGAAAACCCTGACATTCTACATTTCCATCACATAGACCCAAGAACAAAAGTTGCCAATATATCTAGGATGGTTGGCAAAAATCATTCTATGAAAAGAATTAATGAAGAAATCAATAAGTGTAGACTGTTATGCATAACATGTCATCACAAAGAACATGGGATAAAATGAATATGGAAAACTTAGATTACGAAGAACACTATTACGATGTCGAAGATACATACGTTGCTACTGTTAAAAACTTAAAACGCAAAAACTGTTGTGTGTGTAATGGATATTATGAGAGAGAGCTAACCAAGGAAGACAAAGATTACTTAGCACAAGTAAGAGAAGAATATGATATTAAATTCCACCCTGATGTAAATATTGATGAGTTTCACGCAGGTATTAAGATAAAATAAAAAAAGTTCACATGCACTTTTGGAGGCTACGATGATTAGATTATGTGAGAGATGCAAAATTGCACTAACAAGATTTGGTGTGAAGATAGATAACTTAAAGTTTATGATAGGTTATCGATGCCCTATGTGTCACACAAAGATGTTTTTTGAAGCAGAGGATGGAGATGATTTAAGTATTAAATCAAGTCCTATATTGGAGAAGAATGATGATTGATGATAAAGATGTAGATAAAGCAGTACACTGGCTCATAGATAGTGCTGATACTATCGCCACTGCCAAAGCTAATTTGGTTTATATGGAAGCGTACATTAAATCTCTCAAAGCTCAGATAATGAAAGAACATGCTGATATGTCTGTGTCTGCACAAGAGAGAGAAGCCTATTCAGATGACAGAATGAAAGAACAAATAAAGGCAGTGAGAAATGCTACTTACAATTACGAAAGGTTAAGGTTTAAACGAGAAGCTCAAATGGCGAAGATAGAGACTTGGAGAACCTATCACGCTAACTTGAGATCGATAAAACTATAGGAGATAATATGTCACATTTAAAACTAAGCTCTAAAGAGATAGAGTTGTTTGTATTGAGTATGAAATCTTATCAGAGACAATTAAATAGAGAACACCCACATTCAGACACTTACAAATACTTACATCCAGTTGCTAAAGAAAAGAGATACTTGGAAGCAACTATCGGTAAAATGGAAAACGAGTTAAAGGTCAGGTCAATGAGACCACACAAGGTAACAACATGAAAGATTTAGTAAACAAACCACCCCACTACAATAATGGCGAAGTCGAAGCCATAGATGCAATCAAGTCAGCTTTAGGAGATGGCTTTGAGTTCTATCTACAAGGTAACATTATGAAATATGTTTGGAGATATAGACATAAAAACAAATATAGCCATAAAAAGAAGTTAGAAGACCTACAGAAGGCTCAATGGTATTTGGCTAAGTTGATAGAGGAAAAGTCTAAATAACCTCTCAGGAAAGCGTGTACGCTTTTTAAACTATATTAACTTGCTTCTCGTAGTCCTGCTGATCGCATCAGTATCAATCCTCTCTTTTGAAAGTCTTGGATTTTCTTCCTGATATTTCTAATCAACTGTTTCTTTCTTTCGTCTTCGAGTCTAGGATTTCTTTCAATCTTTTTTATTTGTCTAAGCAATCTGTTTCTTGCGTTATCAATTGCTTTCAGTCTGCCATAAATTCTTAATTCGTCAGAGTACTTTTCCATAACATCTTTGATACGTTCTGTGTCTCCTGCTTTTCTAGCTATGTCTAGTTCAGCGAATATCGTAAATAGCTCTTTTCTATTCTCAAGGTAAGTTCCTGTGTCTGCCACCTCTGAAGGCGTAGCAATAACTTTTCTTACAAGTGGTATTCGTGGCATTATCTTGCCCTCGAAATCTCCAGCTAATATTTCTGGCACATCAAATAAAATTGTTTCTCCTGTGCGTAAAACAAAACGACCTGCACCACCTGTGATGTAATCAAACCAAAATTGTATTGTATCAGGAGACATGTCTATCAATCCTGATCTTACTTCATTACCACCAAGAAAATCATTTAATGACTTCGCTATAGCCTTTGGTATCTCTCCAGTTGTATTCCAGTGGCTATGTGCATCAGGTGTTGGTCTAGAAGCGAATATAGGAGACTCTTTAACTATTGGATCTCCTTTGTAATCTTTGTTTATATAAAGACTGACAAACGGATCTGCCACTGTAGGTGCAACAAAATTTAAAAAAGACTCTGTGCCGCCCAGAGGATTAATCATTTCAGTTGCAGTTCTTGTTATAGAGTTAGTCGCTTCTCCAACTGTATACTCTCCTCTAGCCGCTCTACTCAAGGCTCTACCTGTGTTTACAGCCATGTTTAAGCCATATGCGAGAGGAATCTTCAACATCTTGTCTCCACTACCTGTGATCCAGTCCACTGGTAAAATCAAGTTGTGTTCTAATTCATACGGAGATAGCTGATCGTAATCTAATATTCCGTTATCATCTTCATCTCCTGAGAGAAGTGCATTGATTTGATCCTGTAATATTCCATAAACTATTAATCCACCCCAAAATTTTCTAACTCTCTTTGATCTAACTGCCGCATTAAATAAAGCCATAGAACCTTGCAGAGATGCATTGTAAAATAAAAACCATGCATTCATGAACGCTTTATCTGTACCACCTTTGGCAAAGTTAACAGTAATATCTCTAGCCGCTTCAGCGGCTCTTTCTATAGTCATGCCTCTGTTTCTTAATGCTCTAAACGTAGCAACACGAACACCATTCTCAACTGCTGTGTTGTAATCATCTAAAAAAGATAAGATTGATTTACCTTTAGATATAAAAGCATTTTTAACTAACCCAAGTTTACCCATCCTAGCATTTTCTCCAACACCATCTAGAACTTCTTTTATATTCCTAACCTGAGTTTCTAAATCTCCCATTTGGTTTGTGGCATTTTGACCACCATATTCTCTGAACAATAAATATTCTTTTGCCCACTCACTGTCTTTTTCACCAGATCTTAAGTTGTCTCTGATACCTTTGAGTGCTTTCAGTGTTGTGTATGCAACCTCTTTGCCTATACCTTTCTCGCCATACTGCTGTATATTCACGCCTGCTGTTTCTAAGTCACGAGCAAAGTTTGGAATTACAAATGATGGATTCCATGATGTGTTTACATTAGATAAAAATCTATTTACTTGTGACATAAATCTAACAACACTGCCCATAGTATCAGGAGAAAAATGATACTTCATAGCTCTAGCTATTTTTGCATCATTTAAATATATAAAATTGTTTTTACCATCACGCCTTACAGTGATTGTTCTCATAGCCTTAGTATCATTATCAAGTTTGTTAAATGTTTTTTCATCCATCACTTCGCCAAACTCTGCTATGTTATTTTTTAAGTCTTCATTAATTGTAACTTCACCTGTAGGAGATATTTCTTTACCTTCAAACAAATCAAGCATAGCTCTGCCAACTATATTTCTTTGTGCATCTTCAATAGTTTTTTGATTTTGTGATAACAAAGATGGCACTATAAATTCAGCGTAAGCCGCATCTTTATATACTCTACCTTTTATTTTTGGGTCTGGTCTTCCTCTACCACCAAAGAAAGTTCCTGCTTTTCTTTTAACTAAAGTATCAGAATTATCAGCTTGTATCTCTTCTTCTAAAGATGTGTCTCCTCGTAGAGGCACATAGTTTTTGAAGTCTTTAAAAACTTCCTGTATATCAGTAGGTATTAAACCAGCTTCTATTCTCTTGTTAGTGGTGTCTTGAGCTATCTCTCTAGCTTGTGCAGCTATTCTAGTAAAAATATTTTTTTGATCTTGATCTAAGCTGTTGAACCAGTTTAGATATGTATCCGCCTCAGAGTCTGACATAGATGAGCCAAGTGTTCTTTGCTTATTATCTAATACAAATTTGTTTCTTTCTTTTGCATGTCTGGCATATAGAAATAAATCTGCTAAAGCCAACCTAATATCTGGATACTGATCTTTATAAACTCTAAATGCTATCGTGCCTTTTGTGGCTTCTAATGCGTCTAAGGCTGATTGATCTACATTTATTTGTTTTATTAACTCGCCCATAGGTGTGTACAAGTTTTCATACGCCTTTATAGTCAGGTCTTTTACTTTACCATGAAACAGTTTTTCTTTAAGATATGTATCAAAAGCATTAGCCACCTTAAAGCCTTTATCCCTCAAAGCATCCATCATTTTACCAACTGGTTGTAACGCATCTTGAAATCTAATGACTATGTTTTCAGCTACATCTTCTGCCTTCT